CATGCGGCGGCTTACAATTGCATGGAAAATTAAGCGGACGCGCTATAAACGGAAATTAAGCCTACCAGGCTATAAACGGGAGGAATTATCAATGAAAAAAATCTTTAAACTTTTACGCCTTATCCTATTGGCTCCGGCCATTTTTTTAATTGCGGCTGAAGGAGACGGGACAGGCAGAGACTCTGACACCGGAGACAAAGGTGGAGACAAGGGTGGCGATAAAGGCAATGACAAAGGCGGCGACAAGGGAACTGGAGACAAAGGCACCGGAGATAAAGGTGGTAAAACCTACTCCGAAGAAGAAGCGGAACGAATTGCCAAAGAGCGGGAAGAACGGGCCAGACGCTCAGCCCTAAAAAGCTACTTCGAACAACAAGGATATAGCCAGGACGAAGTGGAGCAAATGCTCAAAGCTGATAAGGAGAAACGGGAAAAGGAAAAGACTGAGACTCAGCGCGAGAAAGAGCGTGCCGACAAAGCTGAAGCCGAAAAGAAGACGGCGATTGACACGGCTAACGCTAAACTCGCCAAAGCTGCTTTTCTTGTCCAGGCCGTAGCGGTTGGAATCCCATCCGACAGGGTAAACGACGCTGCTGAATTAGTCCGAACCCAGCTATCCGAGCTCAAGCCGGACGACAAGACCGGCGAATTCGACGAGAAAGAGATTAAAAAAATCGCTGAAGAGTTGGTCAAAGCTAAACCGTGGCTAAAAGGCGATGCCAAGGGCGGGAATCTTGGCGGCGGTAGCAATTTTGGCGGCGGCGGTGATGAATCGAAGCCTGGTTCCTACGGCGAGAAAATGGCAAAGGCCAAAGTTGCTCCTGAAGTCAAAAACGACCCTTGGGCTGCAAAACGTCAACTTTAAAATTGTTTAAAAAATCTCTATGAAAGAAAGGTGATACTCAGTGAATCTTAATATTACTCGGGAAACTTACCGCGATGAAGTGGCGTGGTTAGCCTCTCATAGCGGTAAAATTGTCAAAACCGGCGGTATCTCTTTGAGTCATGCTCACAGAGCGCCGGACCCCGCGACCGGGAAAAGAGTTTATCGGTCTGGGGAGTTTGTCGGATTGATATCCGCCGCGTCTGGATTATGGACGAGATACCAAAGGGCGGTTGGCTCATTCGCTCAGTTAGTGACTGATGCGGCTGTAGCTAATGGCTCAATTGTTTGGACTTCGAGGGTTGCGGGTGTGGCCGGAAATGCTTACAGTTTAGCGCTAGTTAATCCGGGAGGTAACAACTCTCCTTTGACTATAACTGTACTTGCCGGAGCTATTTCCGTAAGCTTAGAAACCGGAGCGGCCGGAGCGCTGGTAACTACAGCAGCCCAATTAGTTGCGGCTATTAAAGATAATCCCGCCGCTAATGCTCTTATTTATGGCGAATTGGCAAGAGGGCATAATGGCAATGGATTAGTGACCGCCATTGGCGCTACTAACCTAGCCGGTGGAGTTGCCTCGGTTGGTCAACAGGCGACCTTGGATACTGGCGTTGCTGGAAATGACAATGCAATTACCTGGACTGCCAATGATGTCGGAGCGGCCGGGAATAATATCCAAATAGCGTTAATCAATCCAGGCGCTAATAGCCAACCTTTGACCGTTAGCGTGATAGGTTCCGGAGCTGTGGCAGATCCGTACGTAATCAACGTATCCGTGGCAACTACCGGGGCAGGAGCGCTTGATTCCACTGCGGCTGAAGTAATTGAGGCAGTCAATAACCACGGATTCGCCCGGACTCTTGTAACTGCATCAAACACTGGGGATAGTGATGGAACCGGGAAGGTAGTTGCTGCTGCGGCCGCTCCTTTGGCCGGCGGAACTGGCATGAATGTATCGATGGCCGAAGGTCAATTCGGAATCCTTATGCATGATGTGGACGTTACCAATGGCAACGGAATCGGCGCGGTGTTACTTGGTGGGAAAGTCCTGGATGCCAGACTTCCGGCTGCTTCGGATGCGTTTGTTCGCGACGCGCTGCCGAGGGTAATGTTCACTACTGAAAATGCGCCCTAATTAATTATTAAGGCGTGTTAATCTTTAATCTATATTTACTTTATTTTTTTATTGTTAATCTAGAATATTTTTGCGAAAGGAAGTGTATATCGTGATTATACTTTTGGCTTTAATAGCTGTATGTCTTCTCTTGGCGTTCTGGGCGTGTATCGCCGGTCCCAAAAAGGTTAAAAGGCTGTTTAAGATTTTAACCTTCGCCTCGTTGGGACCGGCAGCACTTTTATTGGGAGCAGAACGTCCCATCGATGCTGTAGCCGTCCCAGAGTTACTATCCTATATTCGAAGCCGAACCCCTCGAAGAATGTTAGGGGATATTTTATTTCCGGCCAAAGATATTACAGGACTAGATTGGAAAGCCGTTATTGGTGCCAATCGCCTCCCGGTGGCCGCGAAAGTAGTGGCATTTAACCAAGAGGCCAGCACTGCCTCCCGCGAAGGGATTGAAATGCAGGCCGGAAAAATCGTTCCTATTAAGCGAAAAATCACCATTGATGAGGAAACGATGCAAAAGCTGTATACTCCACGACCGAATACCAGCGAGTTGGATGATGCAATCGCCGAGATATACAACGATACGGAGAACATGATTACCGCCGTCGAAACCAAAATCGAAGCCATTCGGTGGGAGATCATTTCAACTGGTCGACTCATGTTAGATGAAGACGGAATCGTTCAGCAAGTGGAGTTTGGATTCAATCCTTTAACACAGTCCCAAACTCTAGTCGGTAATGCCTTATGGAGCGCTACGGCGACATCTACTCCGATTGCTGATATGATTCGGTGGAGAAATTCCATCGTGAACAGAACCGGAGTTCGCCCTGGACGCGCTGTTACTTCGGAGACAAACTTGGCATGGATTTTACAATCAGCTGAAGTGAATACCCTTGTCCATGGGACTCTGGGTGCGGGTCTGCCGGTAACCGAGGCACAATTACAACAGTTGCTTCAGACCCAAGGACTACCGCCGATTGTTACTTATGACGATCAATATCGGGTACAAAACGAGAACGGCACTTACACTCAACTGCGGTATTTGCCGGAAGATTTGTTCGTCATGATGCCGGGAACCAAACTTGGCGACCAGCTTTATTCCCCGACCGTCGAAGCGCTCAAAAAAGTCCGCAAAGGCGTTATCAATTATGGCGACGCTCGTCGGATTTACGCTGAGGTTTGGGAAGAGAACGAGCCGCCGGCGCATTGGACTAAGGCAGCTGCGTTAACATTCCCGACATGTCCGTTAATTGACAGTATCTTCATTGCGGATGTGTGGTAAGAGACCTTAAAGGGGTTGTCATTCGTGGCAACCCTTCTTTCTATTAATTTTGAAAGATGGTGAAAATATGGCAAATGTAAAGGTTCGAGCCTTGAAGCCGCTCGGAATCAAGGTTGGCAAAGAGACAGTAGACAAGGCTCCTGGCGCAGAGTTTGAGATGGATTTTAAAGACGCTTTGGCAGCCGAGAAAGACCAAGCCGTTCAGATTGTGTCGGGTAAAAACAAGCAAGAAGAGAACGACGCTCCTGTGGATGGGTTCGATGAAAAAGAAGAAAAAACCGTCCTTAAGGCCAAAGCGAAAGAGCTGGGCATCCCCAAATATACCAAAATGAAGGCCGAAGAACTTTTCGAGGCCATCATTTTAAAGCAATCCGAAAACGTGGCAAAGGAAGCCAAAGAGCAAGCTGTTGAAGCCACTACTCAAGAGCATACCAAGATTTTTACAGTAGTTGCTGAGAGTCTAGGCATTGAAATCAACGAAGAGCTTGGCTTTGAAGATGCCATTGACGTGCTGCTGACTGCGTCTCAAGAGTGGAAGAAAGCGGCTGAGGCGAGCGGAGAAGGGAAAGAAGAAAAGGAATCCGGCGAAAAGTCCGGTGATAAAGAGTGAACATCGACTTAACAAGCGTCAATAATTACTTTAATACTCACTTGGACAAAGCTACCTGGACCGCGGCCGCCGACGACGAAAAAACCGCTGCACTCTCTACCGCCGAAATGGAGATCAATAGCCTACCCATTAGCAACTCCGCTCTAGCTGCTTCCAAGCGGCAAATAGCCGTATATGAGCAAGCCGTCTGGAGACTACGAACTGGTACAAGGCGGGAAGATTTGCAGGCTCAAGGAGTAAAAAGCGTCCGGAACCCTTCGGGAGTAGCGGAAACATATGGAATCCCTACCTTTGGAATCCCATTGGCTCCAAGGGCTAGGGCTGCATTAAACGGCTGTATGTCGTTGGGGGCGATAAGATGAGTCTGACTGAGGATTATTATAACGAAGATTTAATCTGGACACCTGCCCAACGAAACGTCGATGGAACGACCAAAAAAGACGGCTCCGGAAGAGTTTTATACAACACGCCCCAAACCATTCGCGGTTGTTTAACCGAAAAGATTAAACTAATCCGGGACAAAACCGGGAAAGAAGTTGTCTCTTCGGGACATGCAACTTTAAGCGAATCGGTTGGGCTAGATGATAAAATAAACGGACGCTTAGTAATTGCAGTAAGCGCTCATAAAGATTTGGACGGAAACGACGAAGGGCGAACCGTTTATATGGCTTAGGCGGTGAAACGAGGCGGTGAGATAATGAGCGACGACATATTCAAATTTAACTTTGACTTCGAGGGCATAGAGGAGACTTGTAATAACCTCGACCTCTACGACCAAAAGGCCGTCGATGCCGCCACTCATGCAATGGTCGAGAATACCGAAGCTCTTTTAGGTAAATCAATGCGAATCGTCCCTCACGACGAAGGAATGTTGGAAGGGTCCGGGAGTGCAATGGTCCAAGAAGAGGAAATTGCCCATGGGACCGATGACGGTGCAATGGTCCAAACCGGAAAAGCTCCTTCGGCACGTCCAGGGGCAGTTATAACCGGAACTGTCAGTTACAACAAGCCGTATGCTTTGAGACAGCATGAGGAATTGAGTTATCGACACAAGGAAGGCCGACAAGCTAAATACTTGGAAACGCCTCTCAAAGAGTTTGTCCGGGAGTTTGCTAAGAATATCGCTGATGCAGTTAGGAGTGTGAGAAGATGAATGCAAAAGAATTAGCTGAATATTGCGCCTCTCCTTCGGAACCAGAGGAAGGAGAGGAGGCGCTTGTAACTCCGGATTTAGGAGTGATAGGTGAAACTCTATTCTATTCATATCTTCCCGATTCTCCCGACAATTGCATAGCTATTTTTGACACGGGCGGATGGCCTAAAGATCCGGACATAACGAGAGGCGATTTGACGTTCCAATTTGTGTTTCGGGGGGCGGGTTACGACGAAGCTCAAGCCCTGATAAAAAAGTTTAAAGACTGGTTTATTCCAAGCGATGTCCCGAAAAAGCTATTTTATATCGGCTCGTATTACATTCATTTGGTGCAGCCTCTTCAGGCGGCGCCTTTTTATTTAGGCCGGGATGAAAACGGGCGGGATAAGTTTACCTGGAATTTTACCTTTATTGTTCACTAAAATTTACGAAAGGATGTGATTACATGCCACAGTGGCAAATGGGACCTGCAAAATGGTATTGGGGTGGGACCGGGCCTGAACACCTGCAAGACGTTTATACAAAAGGGTCTGAGTTTACCGTTACTCCCCAAACCCAAGCTGTTGAGTTTGATATTGTCGGCCATGTCGATGATATTGAAACTGACCTATCTGTAGAAGCCAAAATTGCCATCGCGCTTGCTCCTGGGATGGATATTAGTACGTTCCTCCCGTATATTAACAAGATTGTTGATGGGGAAAAAGTACTTTTCGATGGTGTGGTAGACATTGGGCGCAGTCTGAGAGACCGTGGCAAACCGTTGTTGCTTCATCCTGCTAATTTGGCTGATAGCGATGTTAGTCAAGACTTTTACATGCCGTGCGCGGTTTGTACGTCTGGATTTAGAGTTGTCTACGATAATACTACAGTTCGAATTATCGAAGCTACCTTCACTGGGTACGTCGACAACTTAACTAGTAAACGGAAATTCCAGATTGGCGACCGGACGGCTCAGGCCGATGTGACTCCTCCGGCAGTATCGGAGACAATTCCGACGAGTGATGCTGATGACGTTGTAATTGATAGCGGGTTAAATATCGACTTTGTTATGAGTGAACACATTGACCCGGCGACCGTTATTAAGGGTAATACGTTATTCATGACAGCTGATGACCACATTGTATTCGGTGATTACTCAGTGGTTTATCTGGGAGCTGCTAAAACAATCAGGATAAAAACCACGGCAGCGCTAGAAAATTTAACTGAATACGCTGTAATATTGACCACCGGGATCAAAGACGCGAACGGAAATGCCATAGCAGCTCCGTATACACTCGAATTCACAACCGAAGCGGCTGGGTAATCGGTAATCAAAGATTCCAAAACTATAAGGGGAGGGCTAAAACCCTCTCCTTATTTTTAAAATTAAAAGCAGGAGGGAAATACAATGCAAACCTATATTGACCTTGATAAATGGGTACCGGAAAAATTAACGATGAAAATAAACGGCGAAACATATGACGTTAAAGATATAACTGTTGAGATGTTCCTCGAAATTTTACAGCTCTGCGAGTTGGGGGTTGGGCCCGATCCGAGCCTCACCAGTTTTATTGATGAACTAAAAAAGGCAGTTAAAAAGAATTGGGTTGTTCGGGCTATAGATAAAATTCAAAGACTCATTCGCCGTGGGAAGCCTATTTCTGAGGACGAAGGCAAAAAGAAACTAGCGCGATTCCTAAAAAAAGCTGTTCCCGATTTACCAATGCCGATTCTCCGGGCAATGAGCCAAGCTCAGATTCAGGGATTCCTGGAATTTTTGATTCAGTCCTATTACGCGGGGCAAACAGACCCAAATTTTCAGAAGCCGATGGCGAGTCTGTAAAAAAACCTAGCAAACTCGACATCGGATGGTCTTTTTCAGAGTTTTTGCGTTGGTATCCTGGCTACACTGAGGAATCAATGATGCAAATGTCGGCGCGACGGTTCTTTTTGTTACAAAAGAACATTGCAAAGATTCAGGCCCGAGAAAATTATGATCGTTGGTTGATGTCTAACTGGAGCTATTTAGGGCCAGAGGCTAAAGAATTTAAGGAAAAGTATTTCGCCAATATGGTTAAGGTTGCCTTTCCTGATTC